TCATTCGTTTAATCAATGATTTCAAAGCCTGTGAAGAATACAGTCAAGAACTCGAAACACGGTTAATAGATGCACGTGACTTGATCGGTCGGACAGTTAAGGAGCGAAACGAATACAAAGACTTGTACAGTCAACTTGACGATGCCCTCAAAACCATGACTTCACGTAAAATGAAACTTGAAAGGAAGCTAAAACGAACGCGTAATATTGGGATAGTTGGAACGATTGGGGGGTTGATTGTTGGGGTTTTGGCGGTGGTGTTTATTTGACTAATTAAACATAACGTTTGAACCATCCTATTATGTAGGGTGGTTTTTTTTATGCAATAAACTTTAACTACTGTTTGGAATACCGAATATAATTAACTATCTTTGAAGAAATAATTAACTAATTAATTGAATTATGAGTGTAGAATATACTAAAGAACAAGCGGAGCAAGTGTTAAAAGATGAAAACAAATTTAATGGAATGGGAGAGGTTTTATTTAGGGGAGACAAAGAGTTTCTTAACCACAATTTCCCACCTAAAATAGATTACGTTGGTAAGGTTTGGAAAATAGATAACAGAATTTTCTTATGTACTTTTCAAAATGAAGGTGGTGCTTTACATGGATATGGGGTAGATGACGATGGTATATGGTTTTTAACAGAAGGGATGTCGCACTGTGGTTGTAGCAGGTATTGCTTAGACCAACTTACCAAAGCAACACCAACCGAGTGGATTGAAGCCCTTGAGAAATATGCAGAAAGCAAGTACCGTATAGGTGATACGGTTAAGTGTTTGTCATTAAATAACCCTAATGAAAAAATAGCCTCATTTAATCACGATGTAAATAAAATTAACTACCTAAATGAGTGGTGGGCTACTGCTGAAAACGTTGGAGCCGCGATATTAATGAAAGACGGCATTTGGGCTGACATAATCACTCCAGCTAAAGACGAGCTAAACGAGAAGCTAGAAGAACTTACTAAATTAGCTGAATCACAAGGTAAGAATTTAAAAATAACATTTGAAAACTAAGAAATTATGGAACTAAAACAAAAAGTATTTCACACAAAGCACGGAGCAGGGAAAGTTGAGAAAACTAAAAACAACGGTGCTATTATAGGTGTCGACTTCAAAGGAATGTACAAAGAAGTTGGAAGGGATGAACTGCACCCACCTAAAAGAAACTCATACACTCCTAAAGAGGACTTAATAACCATAGACATCAAAGATTTGGATAGGTTTATTAATGACTATAAGGAGATCACTACCGCATACTCACAAGGTGCAGTAGTTGGACTTACTCAATTTAAAGAATTTTTACTAAACAAATAAAAATGACACACAAAGAAATAATTAAAGTATTAGCAAAGAAACGTATATCGATTAAATGGTCGTATGGTAGGCTCGCTAAGGAATCAGGAATGAACGTCAGCACCGTGCATTATTCACTCAATTTAAAGACCGTACCTGATACCATAAGGCTTGTTAAAATGGCGGATGCGTTGGGATGCGAAGTTGTTGTAACAGATTTAAAAAAATAGAATTATGACACAAGAAAAAATGAACTATAAAGACATTATAGATTTAGGCTTTGAAGAAGTTGAATGCTCCGATAGTGTTTATGAAGCAGTATATGGCTATCCTTATTGCCTTATCACAAAACATCTAACTAAAAAGATTTACTTGGATTGGGAGAAAGACACAAGACTGTGCAAAATGGTAAGGATTGACAGTGCTAAAACTGGCAATATCATGGCGGAAACTCCGATTATGAACTTAGAACAAGTTAAAACATTGATAGATTTCTTTTCAGATGAAGAAAAAAAAGTATCTAACTATCCTGATTTGGCTTAGTTTTATAGTACCTTAGCATTTCATAATTAGTTTTTTAGTTAGAAGGGAGTAGCTTATGGCTGCTCCTTTTTTTGTGCAATAGAATCAAAATGTTTTGATATTTAAAAAGCCTTAAACTTGCGCATTAAGAATATTTGATTAACTTTGTAATTCGTTCGTAGGGAACATCAAAAAGAAATTATTAGAATCCTTTGGCTTAGTAGCACCCTACGGTGAAACGCCAAGGGATTCGACTTTTAAACACGTAGGGAATGGCTAAAGAAAAAAAATCATTTGTATTATATGCTGACCTCATAAATGTAGTTGAAAAACTAGTAATTAGAGATAGGAAAAATAAAACAAATTATGCTGGTGAATTGTTTTTACATATTTTAGAATACGTAAACGACAAAGATCCTATTCCAATTGATTTTATTGTGGAAATGGCGTTTGAACCAGTCAAGCAACAATTAAAAAGAGACTTAAAGAAGTACGAAAAAGTTGCTGAAAAGAACTCTATAAACGGTCGGTTAGGTGGTAGACCGAAAAAACCCACTGGGTTAATTGGGTTAAGTGAAAAAACCAAAAAAGCCGATAGTGGTAATGATAATGTAAATGTAAATGTAAATGAAAATGAAAAGAACAAAAAGAAAGGCGTTCCGCCCTCGTTTGATTCTTTTTTAAATCATGCACAAAAGAAAGCTGAAGAGAAAAATATATTTTTAGATACTGAAAAGGTTAAGACGAAATTTGAAGCATGGTTAGAAAATGGTTGGTGTGATTTAAACGGCAAGAAGATTATTAACTGGAAGGTCAAGATAACTTCTAATCTACCATATTGGCAAAAGGTAGGTGCCAACAATAAGCCTATTACTGGTGACGAGCATATGCAAATAACATTTTAATCATGGAAAAATTTGAATGGGATTTAATAGATGTTAAAGGTTCACGTACTGGCAGCAAACTTACAACTTGTCCATCATGTTCACATAATCGAAAAAAGAAAACAGATAAATGCTTATCGGTCAACTTTAATTTAGGTAAGGCTTTTTGTCATCACTGCGGTTCAGTATCATTTGAAGATGAAGAACAGCGAGCAGAACAAGTAAATGTTTACCAACTGCCTTCTCAGGAATGGAATAACTACACCGCTTTATCAGATGGGTTGGTTAAATGGTCTGAGAATGAGCGTAAAATAAAACAAGGTACTTTGATGCACTTCGGGGTAACTGAGGAGAAACAATACATTCCACAAGTAAAGAAAGAACAAAACTGCATTGTGTTTAATTACTTTGAAGGATCTAAACTTGTCAACAAGAAATATCGTGACGGTAAAAAGAACTTCACGCAGTCCAAAGGTGGTAAACCAATTTTCTACAATATTAATTCAGTTGTTGGTGCAAAGAAAGTTTACATTGTAGAAGGGGAGTTTGATGTTTTAGCAATGCACGAAGCAGGCGTTAAGAGTTGTATATCTTTGCCAAGCGGAGCGAATGACAATGATGACTACTGGCTTAATTCAAAAGACTATTTAACAGAAGCTGAAGAGTATGTTATTGCAGTAGACAATGATGAGAAAGGTATTCAGATACGTGAAAAAATAGCCCACCGATTAGGAAAGTTTAGATGTTCATATATCGAATGGAAAGGAAAGGATGCAAATGATGAGTGGATAGATGGAAATATATTTGAAAGTTTAAAAAGAGAGATTAAATTTCCAGTAACAGGAACTTTTAATGCAGTTGATTTAAGCGCCCAAATAGACGACCTTTATGATAAAGGTATACCTAATACCATTGCACCAACAAATCGAGCCTTTGGCAACTTAAAACAGCAATTCAGCACAATGAGTGGACAACTCACAGTTGTTACTGGTATACCTTCACATGGTAAATCAAACTTTATTGAATGGTATGTGCTAAATTTGATTGATGAATGTGATACAAAAGCATCGTTCTTTTCGCCCGAACACCACCCTTTAGAATTGCATTATGCAAATTTTGCACAAAAGGCAGTGGGTAAACCTTTCTTTGGTTCTGTTGATGGTTTCGAACGCATGACACCTGACGACCGGGATAGGTTTAAGTCATGGAGTAAGGAGCGTTTATATTTAACGACTGGATCCGCAAATGAATCTGTTGACTGGGATTGGTTATTAGAGAAATTCCAAGAGCAAATATTTACATTTGGTATCAATTGTTTTGTTATTGATGCTTGGAATAAAGTTAGGATGCCAAAAGGCTACTCAGGAAAAGAAGGTATTGATGAGGTTTTAACAAGACTGACAGCGTTTTGTCAACAGAATGATGTTCAAGTGTTCTTAGTTGCACACCCTACTAAGATGAAGAAAAACGAAACGACAAGCAAATATGAAGCACCTGACTTGTATAGTGTAAGTGGTTCTGCTGACTTTAGAAACCAAACACATAATGGATTTACAATTTATCGTGACTTTGGAAATGAAGTGGAGCAGGGTTATACTGAATTTATTAACCTCAAAACAAAAATGAGTTTTCAAGGTCAAATAGGCGCACGTATAAAATTCATTTACCACGTTCCAACGGCTCGATATTATGCTGAAGGTTGCGCTCCATACGTTTTTGATTTAACTGAAAGCGGAGAAAAACAACCGATCGACTATACAGAAAAAGAAAGTAATTTAAACTTAAGCGAAAATGATGAATTTGAATTTGAAGGAAAAAGCGAAATTGCACCTTTCTAAAAATTGGAAAGTAGTAGCAACAGACACCGTTAGAGAGTTGGGAATGGATGGAGCAATAAAACACTTCACAAAACAACTTAATTATTACAAGGGCAACCCTACTTATGAGAGGTCATGGATACATATATCGGTTAATGAAATGATAATTGAGTATATTGTAAACGAAATCGGAGAATGAGAAGTTGTTGCGTGATAACACCAAAACATAAACATGAAGGAACAGCGAAACAACGTTTTCCTTCTTGATTTATGTTGACTGTTATAGTCCGTTTTAATGGAGTTTATATATTGTTGTAAGTTTTTAAAAAGCGGATTAATACATTTAAGATGAACGTGTAGGACACAGGGAAGCACGTATAACGGTGTTAGGTTGGATAAACATACGTAAACCGAAAGGAGCGATGCCAATACTATGTTGTACCAGTTAATTTAGGTGTGACTGCTAGGAGAGACTAGCTTTTTTATTACTTACAATGACTGTTATAGTCCTTTTTAATGGACTTAATTTAAAACAAAATAAAATGAATATAGTAAGACAAGTTAGTTTTGAAAGTGCAAATAGAAAGAAGGATAGAAGTGTATCAATTAGATTTACCACCGACCTAGAGCAGTCGACAGATGACTTCATGGAGATTGACAAGATGTTAAATTCACGAGGGATATTATACTACTCAGATAGGGGAGAGTTAACTCAGGAAGAAATTGACACTTTGGATGAAGTCGATATTGAAATGCAAGGCAAGAGTAAATCACAACGAATGCGCTCAGTAATGTTTTTACTTTGGAAACAACAAGGTGAAAAAGGAAATTTTAAAGATTTCTACTCCGAGAAAATGGAAAGCATTATAACTAAAATGAAAGACAAACTCGATTAAGATGAAAAGACAAAAATTAGAAGAACGTTTACAAAGCGCAGTGGCGCGCTATATTAAAGTTCAATACCCAAATGTAGTATTCACCTCTGAAAGCTCAGGGATAAGGGTTTCTATGGGTGTGGCGGTGCAGATGAAGAAGCAACGATCAAACCATAAGCTACCTGACTTGATTATACTGCAACCAAATGAAAAGTATCATGGTTTAATGCTCGAACTAAAAAAGTCGCATAGTGAGATATTTAAAAAGGATGGAACGCTTCGAGCTAATAAACACGTTCAAGCTCAGAACGACACGTTAAATCTTCTTAACTCAATCGGTTATCATGCGGTGTTTGCTTGTGGGTTTGATGAGACGAAGAAAATAATTGACAAATATTTAAAATAAACATCAAATAATGTTTGTTATTCCAAATATATTATTAACTTTGTTGTATATTAATAACTAAAAAACAAATATATTATGAGTGAAAGTAAAACAATTTATCAAAAACTATTAGCAGCAAAAAAGGATTTTACTGCAATAAGTAAAGACCATAAGAACCCGCATTTTAAAAGTGAGTACTACGACATTAACGACATACATAAAATGGTTGACCCTATCTTCCATGAACATGGTTTAATGGTCTTAAATCCAATTGTAGAGGGTAAGATGGTGACTCAGATAGTAGACGTTGAGACTGGGGAGAAATTAGAGTCTTCGTTTAAAATTGAGTACAACGCGAACCCACAGAAAGTAGGTAGTGAGATAACTTACTTGCGAAGGTATTTGCTTAGTTCTTTAATTGGTTTGAAGGCTGAAGATGATGACGGCAACTTAGCGAGTAAAAAGCAAGCGCCAAAAGCACCACCGACAAAGCCAAAGATTAAGGAAATGGAAGCAGCAAAAGAAGCTATATCTAATGGAAAGGTTACAGTGTCTCAACTATTCGAGAAGTATGATTTAACCCTAGAGCAGATAGCAGATTTTAACGAAGTAATAACTAAAAAACAATAATTATGAGCAGTTCAAGTAGAGAATTTTTAATGATGCGAGAAGAAGAAGAAACGGGTCAATTATATGTTCCTTCTATTTCCAAAAAAGAGATCAAAGTAAAAGCAAAAGAAGATTCAGATCGTTTGCTAGATGAAGGTGAGTTAGATGTAGCTGAAGTATTCACAGATGCCACGAGAGTAGCTGAATATTTGGCTGAATTTATAAAGAATATCAAACCA